AGGAATAACTTTATAGTCATGTGTACACTGACGATAAAGCATCCCTACACGTCCACCTTTTCGTGCAGCAAACAGTGGTGGGTTTGGTACACGTCCAGCAAATGACTTCTCCTCTTCTCTAGACCCTGGTTCTGGGTTCGCTGCTTTGATAAGGTCTTCTCTGATGTTTCCTCTCTCTACAGTAATCAGCGGACAAATAGTTATTGCTTTTTTAAGGTATTCTACATGCTCATACACAAACTTGGGTTCCCACCCAGTATCAGCAAATATCATGTAATCTGGTTTATGTTTTGTTAATCCTTCTTGTGCCATCAATGCCAAGCATGATGATTGCACACCAGCTCCCAATGACAATATACGCATGGTAGGCTCACGTTGTTCACCTTTACCTTCTGTGCTGTCGTATTCTGCACGGTTACCATTCTTCAATAAATTGGTTGTTTTAAAATATTTTGGTTCTACTGTAGCTGCAACTGCAGCCATGTTATTTAATTTCTTTTGATCAACTTTTGTAGACATTTGTTCAAGAACTTTTCTTCTTTCAAATTCCATTTGTTCTGCGTTAATTGCAAAATTACTTTTGACATTACCAGTCCTGGCTTTGCCCTGTTCTCGGTACCCGGGTTTTTTAGTCTCTGTCATAGGCCTCTAGTTCGTTAATTGTTCTGATGATTTTTTGCGTATAATATACATCTTCCGCATATATTGCAAGTGTCATTGCTAACCTCTCTAGGTCAACTATCTTATTGAAATACTGTGATATTCGTTCCTCTCTAAATGTAGAATAATGATGGTTATTGTTTAGTAATTGAATATAATAATCTATGGATTCGCACTTTGTCTCAAAGATCCTAAGCCCCCACGTCGCATTAGGATTATTTAGCGGCTTTAGTTGATCATCAGTTGGGTCGAATGTGCGGATTCCAAGGAGGTTGTTACCCTCACGTGCAAACCTAGATTTACCCCAGTTTGATTCATGTATAGCTTGTGCCAATATTAAATTGACTGGCACTCTTTCATGCTCCTCGTACAAAGCATTTAGATGTAAAGCACATGCACGTACGTCCTCTACAAATTCGTCGTTGTTTGTGTAATCCATCACTGGATTAAACGACATACAAATCATCAATGTTACGCAAAGCCAATTCATCCGCCCCAACTTTCGCCAAGATCTACATCTACTTTTGACGGCACTTCTAATTCTACACAAGTTTCCATAACTTCTTTTATCTCTTTTGCTTTCTTCTCATCCTGCACAGAGCAATCAAGCTCATCGTGTACCTGTATTAATGGTATGACACCTAGTTCCTCATACACATTAACCATGGCTTTCTTTGTTTGATCAGCAGCAGAACCCTGTATCAACCTGTTCAACGCTTTGTATGTGCCATATCTTTTTATAGCATCACCATACTCCACCTTTGCTTGATTCAAGGGTAGCGGCTTATGTACACCCCACGATGTAGGCTCCCATAAATCAAATCTACATTTACGACCAAGTAATGTGCGAATGATACCTTTTGAGTTAGCACGATTCATCACCGCTTCTAACATACCTTGCATAAAAGGAACTTTACCACGGAAGTCTTTAAGCATTTCTTTTGCTTCTTGTGGTTCCAAATCCAACTCACGTGCAAGTTTATTGTAGCCCATACCATACATAACACCCAGACCAATTGTTTTTGCTAATCTTCTGTCCACTCCTGCCATGTCTGCTGTTTGTTGATGAAAGTCTAAATCTTTCTTTTGGTATGCTTCTTTCACATCATGTGCACCTGGTTGGTCCACGAGGCACGCCCAATGAGTCAATAGTCTTGGTTCTTGTTGCGAGTAATCTGCCTTGAGCCAATATTCACCCATCTCAGGAATGAATAACTTCCTAACGTCTTTCGCAAACTGACCACGGCTGGGTACCTGCTGTAAGTTAGGGTGATTATAAGAAAAACGACCAGACACAGTGCCACCAGTATCAGACCTAATTTGATTAATATGAGCATGTATTCTACCCTCCTCTGAGTAATTCATCAACCCATGTAAGAATGTACCACGTAACTTGTTTAACTCACGTGCTTGCATAATTAATCGTGGTAATTCATGTGGATGATCTGTCAAAAACATCTTCGTAAATGATGGCGCATCAGTTTTCACCGTTCTTTCGTAAGGTAAATTTAACGCGTCAAATGCTTTTGCTATAGATGCTGCTGCCCATATCTCTATGTTTAACCCAGTTAAATCTTTGATACGTTTCATCAACTTCTTTTCTTTGTTATGAAATTTCGTATTTAACTGTTCACACTTAACAGTATCAAATCTAACTCCACGTCTAGTCATATGAAATATTACATTGATCAATCTACACTCTACATCATACACTGTTGATAAATTATCTTTGACTATTTCCCACGATAGTTTTTCATGTAATTTGTATGTCAAATCTGCATCAGCCTCTGCATACTCACCAACAAACTCTGCAGGTAATTTATACATCTCTGACTTTGGATCTACACCAAAAGCCTCTGCTGCTTCTTTTAGTTTTTGTTCATTCTTAAACTCACCAAGATACTCATGCACAATACTATTTAGTGTGTACGAATATCTATTTTCATCTATCAAAGCAGCTGCAACCATGGTGTCATGTACTTTACCCTTGACCTCTACACCAAGTGTCCATAACCAACCAATGTCATACTGTGCATTATGAAATATTTTTTCTATTGTTTCATCATCACAAATAGATTTAACATACTTTACAATTTTTTTCTCATCCATGTTGCCACCGCCATCGTGTGCAATTGGATAATAAGCTTTGAAGGACGCAGTGGCTATGGCTATACCTATCACCTTACCTTTCTTAGTTGGCCAACCTGGTCCATGTTTAATTAATTCTGGGTCACATGTTTCTAAGTCAATCGCTATACGTCCCTCTATTTTAGGAAACTCTGTAGGCGCAACCCAGTGTGATGTGACTGTTTTATATAAGTCCTGCGTCATTAATTTCTCCTGCTATCGCTGCATAACCTGCCATGTCAACAAAATTATCTATATTATTTTTTGTCCCTTGAGTATGTCGCGATACTTTCATCAACACCATCATCAACGCTACATCCTCAGCTGTTATACTAGCCATTGGTTGTAATTTTTTATCTAAAAATATATTCCAAAACTCTGCAATCTCTGCATGATTTTGAAATGCATCTCCATGTGTTTCGTTTCTATCGCCAGTGACTAACTCACTAGCTTTCTTTAATATATCTTCTTTAGTCATGCTGCTTTTACTTACAGCTAATCCACTGCTAAAACTCATATTATGAATCCTCCATCTCTTTGTGGTTGTACTATATGTAGTTGTTCTCTGGCACGTGTTGCTCCTACATAAAACACACGGCATTCGTCATCCGAATCTCTTTCCATAGCTTCTTGTGATTTTCTTGATAGATCTGTAAGTAACATAACATTATCTGCTTCCCCACCCTTTGCACCATGTATAGTGCTAAGATTTATTTTAGGATCTTTGGATATAGTTCCTCTTACTTCTATCGCTCTTAAATATTCTTTGTCCCTGTTACCAACCTTATCAAAAGCTACATCCCATGGTCTACCACCCATAAGCAAGCCATGATGCATGACCAATTCTTCTAGTTCATACTGTTCTTTATTGGCCATCTTTAAATTTTTATGTCCTCGTTCTATACCTATTTGACTAGACATATATGAATATATATCTTTTACATCCGGTAGTGGTATGTGTTCACCACCATTTAATTTTTTCCACGACTCTACAGCATTCAATAATTTTGTAGACACAGGTAATTTATTATTTCTTTTATACAACATACCTTGTAATCTTATGTCACGTTCTATTTCATCAAGCATATAGTTTGTTCTCGCCATAACCAACCAACTACCATCACCACGTAAATCAACACCTTCAGGATAGTTATGATATTGAACCAATCCATTTCTATCAGTGCCTTTCCATTGTTTTGCCCTTCTAAACTTTACTCTGTTTATTATTCTACCTGACAAATTTTGTATGACTTTAGAACACCTAAAAGACTGTTTTAGTGTTTCTACTTCACCTGGTAGCTTTATAAAGTATCTTACATCTGCGCCAGCCCAGTTATATATTGCTTGATCATCATCACCACTAACATATACTTTTCTTGCATTCTCTGTTAGTTTGTTTATCATTCGCCACTGCAACTTACATAAATCTTGCGCTTCATCCACAAACACAACTTCTAGTTTTGGCACAGGACCAGAATCTAAATACAATTCTATCATGTCTGTAAAGTCAAATACTTCTTTCTTTTTCTTAAACTCTTCTAATGATCTTTGTGCACGTAACAAAGAATGCCAGGACATGTCTTGTAGATTAGATGTATTGTAGTGATGTTCTAAATCCATACATTTCATACGAGCTAAATTTATTTCATTTATCAAAATATTATCTGTAGTAACAACGCCACCAGCTTCTGCACCATCAGTAACAGATCCTAAATCCATACCAAATGTTTGTGCAAACTCTTTGTAATTATCGCGTGACATAACTTCTGACTTTGTTAATCCTAATTGATGAAATGCAAACGAGTGTAGTGTTCTAAAGTATGGTAGATGTTGTTCTTCCAACTTAAACTTCTTCATTGCCCGGTCACGAGCCTCGGTTGCCGCTTTCTTGGTAAATGCAACAAACGCTATGCGATCAGGTGATGTGCCCTTTGCTAACTCTTGTTCAACCAAGTTTAATAAATTATGTGTCTTGCCTGTACCAGGAGGACCTAGTATTATCTTTGTCTTACTTTGCATGTTCCATCTCTTTCTACAAAAATAAACTTCATCTTTAGTTTCTTTTGTTCTTGTGTTAATCTTCTACATATGCGTGTGCCAGGTTTCCATGTCTTACGATAGCTTTCACTTTTTACATCGTATATTTCTACAGCGCCTTTTTCATTTATTGCTATCAAATCTGCAGGACCAACACCATATAAATTTTTAAATACAAAATATCCTTTATCTATAAGATATAACACTGCTAGCTGCTCTGCCCACATTCCTTTCTTTATCTTTGGTAATTTAGAACGGCGCACCATCTACCTCCTTTATATCAAATGCAGAATCTTGTTGCTGGTATGCAGGCACACCCCACACACGTACAGTTCTACCTTTTAAATTAAACTTATCACTCTTGCCTTTTAAATGCCGTAAAGCTTGCACAAGTTGACCTGTATTGAAATATGTAAACTTGTTACGTGTTAGATAATCTTGTAAATCTTTAAGTCTAAACCACGTTTTACCATCTTCTGTCCATGGTTTACGTAATAGTAATTCATCTCTGTTTAGGGCTTGGGCACGATCAGTACAAAACTCCTGGAGGTGAGCCTCAAACTGACCGGCCAATGACCCATCATCAGAAACAGGAATCTTTGTTAGGTTTTGCATCAACCTTTCAATAATCTCCTGCCACACTGACTGTTTTACAAGGGGCGGCATGTGATCCAAACTATTCATACATTTCTTTTGAAACTTAGTTTGTATCTGCAGCTCCTCTGTTTGTAATTCCATACGCTTGTCACCAACATCAAGAAACCACACAGGTGGATCTGTTTCTAATTTTGTTAGTGCGCTAAATTCTAAAGATGTACCATTACCACCTATACCGTGTTTACGTCCCTTACATACTTTTACATTACAGTAAGAACTAATTGGTGGTTCCTTACATCTATAGTTGTAATCTTTTTTCTCTAATTGTTTTTGCACAGTAACTACCTCTGATGCAGATAGAGGTGGTGTCATGTAATCTTGATTGTATTTTTCTAATAATGTTTTCCAACTATCTGGATCAAACTTTCGTAAGTATACACCTATGTTAAACAAACCATTGTTGCGTGTGCCTTCAGGAAAACCTTGTGCGCAAAGTTGTTGTAAACATGGTGGCCCATCCTGTATGACATCATCAGATATCTGGATTGCAACTTTGTCTATTTCATTTGTTAAATATTTATCATATAAGTGATAGAACTCTGGCAGGGTCGCCGCTGTTCCATCATCTTTATACGCATATCTAGTTGTACTTTTTGAATTATAATATGGAAGATTTAAAAAATTACCTAGATCTCCTTTTTCTATTAGTATGGTTGATTGCTTGGGGAATACTTCTACAGAAGAATATCCTAGACCGGATGCAACCTCTCGCAATTTCTCTCGTACTAATCTGGCAGATACTGGGTTTTTAAGAAATAAAAATATATGCATACCTCCACTTTTGGATCTGCATGGCACCAATGGTAATTGTAAATTTCTAATTTTGTTTATTATTTTTTTGTAATCAATAGGATAAGTATCAATATCAATACAACCCCAACTGACAGTGTTGTCAGCCCTAATAGGAATAATACCAAGAGAAGGACCGACACCGTTAAGGTGCGCCTTCCATAAATCTTCTGTAACGACTTGTTTGACAATATATGACTTCCCATCTTGCTTACCGTCAGCACGCGAACCGCTAGGTTGGTGCTGACCATAAGCCACGTCTAAGCCTTCAAATATTACTTT